TGGAATGAGTCTTGAAGGAGGAATTATAACAATCAGTTATAAGAACAAATTTCTTATTCGCGCTGAACCAATGCTGGTACCTCCTTTTCAGCAGTCAGCAGGTGTATCGATTTATTCAATACTCAATCCTAAGATTGATGTTGGCAGAACAATTAAATTGGAAAGCAATTTGAATCCAGAATTGAACGGGAATTATGTAGTTCATGGCTTGGTTCATGTTGGTGATTCTCATAGTACAACCTGGACTTCTTCAATTCAGAGTAAAACAGTGGAAACTTCACAAGGAAAATTAAGTAAATAATGGATACAACATTTGCACCAGAAGTAGCTCAACAGAGAGAAATACTTGACAGAGCTATGTCCGGATTAAATACCAGCATTCCAGGAACAATCATTTCTTTTAATGGTAAATCATTAGTAACTGTTAAGCCTTCTATTCTTCGGGTGAATGAGATTGATGGGGTAAAAACATATCAAGAATATCCGCCAATTGAAAACGTTCCAATAATTATCCCATATGTTCCAGTAGCCGGATTTGCTATGACTCTTCCAATTCGGCCTGGTGACCCTTGTTTGATTGTTTTTAGTCAGCGAGCAATTGACAACTGGAATGATAAAGGAGGGATTCAAACCCCTGAATTGAGTGGATCAGGAGTTAGACATCATAGTCTTACTGATGGAATTGCTATCATTGGATTACACCCGACCGTAAATGCTCTTTCTGATTGGTTTGCAGATGGGCTTGAATTGAGAAATAGAGATAGAACAACAAGACTTTCATTAAAAGATGGAGAAATCACAATTGTCTCCGGAACTAATACAATTACAATTGATCAGACAGGAACAATAACAACTGTTTCTGATACTTCAACAACTATAACTGCTCCAACAACTAATGTCGTAAGTAGTTCTGCAATCAATCTTGGTTCTGCTGACAGAACTTCTTTGAAATCACTTATTGATGAAAGATTCTTAGCATTGTTCAAATTACATACACATGATAATTCCGGGGGTATTGGGGTTAGTGGGACGGTTACTCAGACTTACACGATAGATACTTGCGGAACAAGCACAACAAAAGCAAAATAACTTTGAAGATTTCGATATTGAAGGCAGGCAAATAGAGAACGGTGGCTCAATGGTGGTTGGTGGATATATCGAAATCTTCAATTTTTAAGGAAATAAAATGGCCTATACATTTGCAGTTGATCCAAGAACCTCTGATACAGTAATAAAAAGAGGGGGAAGTCGATTAACAATTACCGGAGCAGGAGAAGTTGTTCAAAGGGTCAGAATATCACTTCTTCATTTTTGGCAGGAATATTTTCTCAATACTGAAGGAGGATTACCTTGGTATGAATTTATGCTTGGTAGTCGAAATCGAAAACTTATTGAATCATTAGTAAGGCAAAAAACATTAGATGTTCCAGGGGTATTAAGTATTGTGAGTTATGAACAAGTTTGGCAAAGTTCAAGAGCAGTTCGGGCTTTAGATGTTTATATGAAATTGGAAGTTGTTGGGGCAAGCGGTTCATTGATTGTCGATGTCATAGCAGCTATCGGGAGATAAAATGACGACTTTTGGAATATCAGATAGTGGGTTTACTTTAAAGCGGTTGTATGATGTTTTACAAGACATGAAAACTGCCTTAACTGGCATAACAGATCCAACTACAGGTGAATCATTAACCCCAAATCTACTTGATGAAAACGATCCTTTTATTCTTGAAATAAATTCATTTTCTGATGGAGTAGCCGCTTGTTGGGAACAACTCCAACTTGTATACAATCAATTTGATCCACTTAAAGCAACCGGGGCAGGATTAAAAGGGACTATTCAACTCAATGGAATCCGATGGAAAGCCGGTACTCCATCTACAGCTCCTTTTCTTTTAACTGGTACACCAAACACTTCTATTCCAGCAACTCAAGTTAGTCCGTCTGATGGCCATGTTGTTTTTGATATCCCTGCCGTGATATTTGGAAGTGGAGGAACCGTAACAGTGATAGGAACTGCAACTGAAAATGGACCTTTTGTTGCTTTAAGTGGAACCGTAACAAAAATTTTAACCCCTTATTCAAATTGGACTTCGGTAATAAATACGAGTGATGCAACAGAAGGGACAAATGATGAATCAGACATAGCATTGAGATCAAGACAAAAATTAAGCACTGAGACTCCGGGGGCATCTGGGATTGATTCATTACGTGGAAATTTACTTAACCTTGATGGGGTTATTTTTTGTGAGGTATATCAGAATAAAACATTAACCACAGATTCAAAAGGAATACCTGGAAAAACAATTGGCGTTGTAATTGTTGGGGGGGACGATAATCAAATAGCAGATACAATTTTTTCTCAACTTTGTCTTGGTGGAGACTCTTATGGGAGTAGTTCTTTAACAAGATATGATAATCAAGGAATCCCAAGTAGTATTTCTTGGACCCGTCCTGCTCCATTAACAATTTATGTTGCTGTAACTGCTCATGTTGTAGATGTCAATTTATATCCAGCTGATGGAGTTACCAGAATAAAAGAAGCTATCGTAACATTTGCTCAATCTGGAGCAAGCGGGTTGGGAATTCAGACTGGATTTAATCAGAATGGATTTCAACCAGGGAAAACTGTTTATAATTCTGATTTGGATTTGCCGATTCTTAGCGTTCTTGGTTTAAAGATAAACATGGTTTATATTGGATTGACTTCAACTCCAACAGATACAGAAGTTGCCGTTGATTGGAATAAAGTCGCAAGTATCCTTTCAGCAAATATAGCAGTTACGGTGACAACATGAGTTTTCAGGAAGTAGTAGTTTCACGGGAAAATATGGTTGACCGTATGAAATCCAGAATGTTGGATTACTTTCGAAAAGCTCCCGTAGAAATGGCAATCATTGAAGGATTTGCCAGTGAAATTCAAGCCCTCATGACTGCTATACAAGATGTCCAGGATTTAAGAACGCCAGCAAAAGCTGGCGGGGTAAACCTTGATGCTTTGGGCAGAATAGTTGGACAAGATCGAATTTTGATGGATTACAGCCTTATTGCTTGGTTTGCTCCTGATGTAGATGGGCAAGGTCCAGATCAAGCCCCGATTTGGGTAACTGGAGCACCATTGACCGAAAGCCTTCTTGTTGATGATATTTGGTATCGGCTATTTATTGAGGCCAAGATTTTTAGAAATCACACAAAGTATGGGAGTATTCCAGAAATTCAACAAGCAGCAAAAATGGCTTTTAATATTGATATTTCATTTATTCGAACAGGGCCAATGCAAGTATTTTTGGTTATCCCTCGATATTTCCCGTTGTATGTATTTAATTTATTGAAAATTGGGATGGATCCAAGTTCAGAAATTAATAACTTATTGCTTCCATATCCAATGACTTTAAGTTTTTCAGGAATATTGTTTTTTCCGGAAGAAGTATTTTTTGCACCAGATATAGCAGGACATGGACCAGACGTGGCAGAAGCTGCGGTAGCATTTACATATTAAAAGGAGAAAAGAATGGCGAACAGAACAACGACATTAAATGGATGGATCTGGGCAAGGACAGCTCCAGACGTTCCAGGGGGCACCCCAGCTACAAACGTCACCTATGCTCGATCAGGATTGAGCCAAGAAGATTTGGAAAGAGGATGGCCGTATGGAGGAATTCCAGTACCATCCGATTTTGAAAATGAGGTAAAAAGAAGAATTACTATCTTGTTAGCTCTACAAGAGCATTCTCCATTTTTGCCTTGGTGTGCTACTGTAACATATGCTGCTGCTGATTTTGTTTTAGGTACAAATGGTTGGATTTATTATGCAAAAGGAGCAACTACAGGAAATGATCCGGTTAGTTCTCCTACTTATTGGGGAGCGTTATATTCCCCTGGATATACTCCAACAGAAAATGATAATAGTAAAAAATTAGCAACAACTGAATACGTAGATAGAGCTGCTGCTGCTGCAAGAATTACAACTACTTCAACTCAAGCAGTTGGAAATAACAGTACTCTACTTTCAAATACCGCATATGTGGATAGAGCAGTTGGAATTGCTCAAACATTGACAGATGTTACGGCATCAAGAGCACTTGGGGCTGTTTATACAAATTCAACCGGGGTTAAGTTGCCTATTTTTGTAACAGTTAATGTCGCTGCTGGTCAATCCGCAGCCTTGATGATAAATGGACATCCTTTAGACGTTCTTGGGGATGCTGCTACTGTCGGAACGGGAATGACATTTTATGTGGAAATAAAGCCTGGATATACTTATCAAGTTACCGCATCTGGCGGAAGTAACATATCATCATGGTGGGAGGATAGATAATGAAACATTACCAAGATCCGGCAAGTGGATTGATTTATGCGTATGAGGAGGACGGTTCACAGGACGAAATAATTCCAAAGAACTATGTAGCCAAAACGAATTTAGAAGCCCAGGCTATTCTAAATCCACCTTTATCTTTGAACCAATTGAAAGCAAATAAGATTATTCAAATTGAACAATGGTGGACGACTGCATCTGCCAGTGGCTCTGTCCCTCTTTCTCTTGGTTGGCCAATTGATTGTAGAAGGAGCGCAACCAAAAATGACATTCAAAACATGCAAACCCTTCTTTCTATAAAACAACGAGCAGGAGCGGCGGACTCTGACTCTTGCTATTCTGATTCATTTGGGAATAATGGAATTATGGGGTCAGACAATCTTTGGCATGTTTGTACTGTTGCTCAACTTCGAGATATTGTAATTCCAGAAATGGAGTTATATGGACTTGAACGACAACAACATGCTCTTGTTTTAAAATATATGGTAAGTCAAACAACGGATCAAACTCAACTTGATGCCATTACTTGGTAAGGAGGAGGAATGAAAAAATTATTTTATTCAATATTTTTAGTTTGTGTCTTTCCTTTTTTGACACAAGCAGCACAACAGCATCTTTCCAGTCCAAGCACCTGGGGAATAGAAAAAAACAAAGTCGAATCTAATTTTAGTGAGATTTATCCAAGACTTTTACCTCCTTCAACCGCACTCAATGACGTCACTTTTGGTGATGGTTCTGGGGGTTGGGCCGGAAGATCATTAGCTCAGGCAAAGATAAACCTTGGGGTCCCTACTTCTTTAAGAATGGCCACTTGGGACGCAAAACAGGATGCACTTAGTAATTCATCTACTATCTCCAAAATAACAGAAAGCAGTAACCTACCTTTATGGAATGGTTCAGCGTGGCCTGGGGGATCGGGAACATCTCTGCCTTCGCAGACAGGTAATAACGGGAAATATCTCACCACGAACGGAACAGACACATCATGGGGTACTCCTTCGGGTGCGGGAGATGTTATTGCCCCATCATCCGCCACAACTGGGAACGTTGTGCTTTTTGGAGCAGACAAAAACCATCTAGCTGACGGCGGTGCTCCAATTACCCTTTCCACGACATCCCCGTTATCAGGGCCAACAGCAGGGGTTATCTCTATAGTTCCTGATGCAACGCATAGATGGTGGACAGATGCCCTTGCTTCAACATTATCCGGGAAAGAAGATTCATTAGGCAATCCTGGAACGACCGGATATGTGCTTTCCTCTACCACAGGGGGGACAAGATCGTGGGTTGCACAGAGTGGAGGTGCCGTCTCTGACACCGCTTACGGGTCTTCGTGGAACGGTGTAACGACAACAGCACCGAGCAAAAATGCAGTTTATGACAAGATTGAAAGTCTATCAGTTGGATCTCCTGTAACGTCGGCACCGACTTATTCCGATTCGGCATGCACAGCAGGGCAATACGCTTTTGGAACAACACCGCCGATGTACTGGTGCAAGGCCACAAACACATGGGATTATCAAGTTGTTTCTGGTTCTTCTTTGGTGTGGGCCGCTTGGTCCAATCCTACTCCAGTTTCTCCAACCTTCTCCTCAGTAGTTATCTCGGGTTCAAGCGGCAATGTCCTGACTGCCAATATGTCTGTATCCACTTCAATCGGATCTGGCGGAAACGGGGGCATGGCGCTGACTTGCTCCACCGCCGGGGCAGTGACAGGGACATATGGCAGTGGCGCACCAGGAACGGCAATTGTCTACTCGATTTCACCAGCAGTTACTTCAACAGATACCTGCACATATACCTATACTCAGCCAGGAAATGGTCTTGAGGCCACGAGCGGCGGGGCTGACGTGGCAACCGTTACCACACAATCAACCACAAATAACTCCACCTATTCTGCTGGTTTTACTGACAATTTCAATCGGGGAAATGGAGCACTTGGAGCAAACTGGACCCTAACGCACGATTATGGCACAGCAGACCTATCAATTTTCTCCAATGCCACACAAACTCCCGACTTGCAGACAACATATAGAGCATTTTACAATGGTGGAATCTTATCTTCCCCGAATTACGTATCTTTGAAAATATTAACTGTAGGCACTGGCGGGCATACATTTCTATACCTAAACTGGAATACCTCTACGAATTCGGGGTATAGGGTCGATTTTTCAGAAGATGGAAATTGTACTATATTTAGAGTCAGCTCTGACGTTTTAACAGCAAATATAGGGACGGGAGGTATATTAGGATCTGGGCTAACCAATGGGGATGTTTTAAGAGTGGAAATTAGCGAGGGTGTAATTACTGCAAAGGTAAATAACTCTGTAAAATATTCGTCTATACAGGACACAACATACACATCTGGAAATCCGGGCTTCGGAACGTATGGATATTCATATAAGAGTGTTTATGATGACTTTTCTGCGGGTGCTCTATGAAAAATTATTTTTCGGCGGTCATATTACTAGGAGGTTTATTGTTTTGTACTCCGTCCAGTTGGGGGCTATTACATCAATCAAATTTTATTCAACTTGGAACATTTACAACGCCTAACACCTATTGGACTGGATGTTCTGATTATGGTACGAGTGGAAATTGTGCTGAACAATTTGCATTTGGAGGGTCGGCTATAGGATATAATCCAGCGCATAACTCGCTTTTTATCAATGGTTTTTCTGGAAGAGGCGGATATATAGCGGAGATAACTATTCCAACAACTTTATATGTCGGAGCTGTTTCAGATTTAACCAGCACAACAGGGATTAATCAACCCCAATTCATTTCTTCTTTGCTGCAATCTCCGACTGCTCCGTATTTCTTTGATGTTTCAGGAGGAAACTTTACTCATGTGGGAGCTACCGGAGAGTCCTTAGCAGCGAACTGTAGTTTGGGGTGGGGAGTTGGGGGAATATACTCAGATGGATCTAGTATTATTATGTCATCTTTTTGCAAGTATTTGGGGAAAGATAGCTTTTTACCACTATATAAATATAGCCCTGCCAGCAATATATCTACAGGTGTTTTTTTTGGTAACTTTGGGTTTAACATAACAAATAACCCTACAGATGCAACAGGAGACTTGTAAAGTGGGGCATTGGGGGTAGTGCCCTCACAATATCAATCACAGCTGGGTGGCAAGATGGTTGTAGGTGCTCTCCCCGCAGAGATGTCTATCATAGGCAGAACTTCAAATGGCCCTGGTGCAGTAGTGTTCAATTTGGAAGATGCTATCGAAAACTCCGTGTCACAAACGAATAATGGTATATGGCTACTAGGATATCCAAGTAGCCATCAAACTTTAGGGCAATGGAATGTGGTCTCGAACCAATTTACCTCGGTAGCAGATTCAATGGCAAGTATTTTCATCCCCTCCGGAGGGGACAGTCTTATTGTCGTTGGAACTCACGGTCATGCCTCTCCCGGTATCGATTGTCCTGGATTACCAACAGAAAATGCAACTTGTTATGGCTATGCTACTAACCAGTGCGGAGAAGTATGTGGTGGTGGTGGGGTGCCTACATGTAGTAACGGCTACGGGGGGTGTTCTACAGGTTATCATAAGTGCGGATCGGATTGTATAGCAATGAATGAATCCTGCTGCTACGATCCAGCGCATCTCAATACGGGTCACAGCAATCTTGCATGGCCATATACTTCATATGTGTGGATGTATGACATAGGAGATAGTTCTGGTAATAACAATAGTGGTAACTCTATTCCTTCTGCATCTTCATCACATCCGGAGAAAAACAATTTGACAGCTGTTAAATTGGGCCAAATTAATCCTTGGGATTTATACCCTTATGCGGTTTTTAATTTACCAGATACTAAATTTAATGGAAATAATAGAGGGACCACGGGGGGGACGTATGATTCAGCAAATAGTATTTTGTATCTCGTTTATACATCTGGCCAACCCTATCCACAGGCTTTACCCATCATAGAAGCATACCATATAACTATTGGGGACGCTCCTGGTGGCCTGGTCCAATTTTACAAAGATGCAAGCGGTAATTTTTTAAGGATTCAATAAAGTATAAGAATGATTCAACTTCAACAACGCATAAAGCCAATGGTCAGTTATCAATTGGCATCTAACATTGACCCGACCCGGACATTGACTATCAGGACCAAGTTTGTCGCCGTGTTTCATGGACAGGAAGGCCTCGTCCCAGCCTTTGATGACCCTTCCGGCCCTGACCGGGAATTCAATGGGCTGGCCACGATCATAGGAAGAGTTATTGATAATATATTCCAATGATTCATTTAAGTTACCTCACTTTATTTTCTTAACAATAGTTTGTCGACCACGCATTGAGAACTCATAAACGCAGTCAGCAACTTCAAGTAAATCCTCACGGTTGGCCCGTTCGTCTGCGATCATTACGATCTGGATGCCGGGCCAACTCTTTTCTGGCCTTGGTTTACAGATTTCAGCAAGCATAGCCAAGGCCCTTCGATTTGCTTCTGCACCTTTAAGATGTTTGAACGGTTCATCTAACCAAATGCTTGCTCTGTTCCTGGGATTTCTGAGGGACCACAGAGCAGGTCGCAAAGCAAGTCCTGCAATGTCTACTGCTCCAAGTCCTGTATTGTCTTTAGGGGTAATCCGGCAACCTTCCCGAACAAACCAAAAGTCAACCTCAACTTTGGATCTTTTTATTTCAAAAGATACTTCAAAGTCGTATGGATCATCAAACACACCAGACATGGCCAATTTCGGAAGTTCACTTAATTGGTAACGAAGTTCATCTTGAGTCTCTTGTGCCACAATTTGGACGAGTATTTGAGCCTTTTCAGAGTCCCTGAGTTCCCGGCGATATTCACGACAAGCGAATTTAGAAGCAAACAGCTCTTTTTTCAGTTTGTCGCGTTCCCCATGCAAACGCTGGATTTTATCTTTGAATGGTTGGAGGTTCATTTTGTAAACCAAACAAAAATGACAAAAATAGCAACGATAGTAATACAAATTAAATCATACATAATCAACTCCAGTCATAATTGGATTCAAGATCAACAACAGCCTTTTCAATCTCAGTATCCAACTTTTCAATCTTTCGATCTTCCTTAGCAATTTCTCGTTCGAGATCTTCTAATGTCTCACATCCTTCATCCTTCATCTGCTTCTGAATTTGAGTCTTTTCTCCGCGAAGTTCAGCTAGTTCGGTCTTGCGCTTGTTAACCTTCTTCAGCATATCAGCAATTTTTTGTTCGCTCATTTCAAACCTCAGGGGGTGGTGGAGGATCAGGAATGTAGTGAGTTCCGCCAATGTAATATCTACCAGAATAACTTCTCCAGCAGCCGGTTTCCTTATTCCATTTACATTTTGAAATCCTTCCATTCTTAAACCAAATATCAACAACCTGGATACCGTCCTTGATATCATCAGTGATTGGTAACCATGGATTTATCCTCATATTCCAAAGTCCGATGGCTTCAACAGTATCAATACCAACTGGACCTTCAGCTTTGCAGTCATCACATTTATACCACTCTAAATGCCCAACAGACATGCATAATGATAAATTTATACTTCCACAAAAAGGACAATTTTTCATTTTCTCACCTTTTCAAAATATTGCCACACCTTATCCCGGACACCTTGGGATACTGATTCATCATTGACCATCTTTTCAAGATTACCGGGAAAGTTGATTCCGGATACAACTTGTTCCCCTAACTTCTCCACAAATGCATCCAGCCTGGTTTCCTTCTCTTTTTTAACATCAATGTAATCTCGGTTGATGACGCCCTGCTCAATCGGGATAAATACCTGTTCAACTGTATTAGGCTCGGCAAACCAAAGGAATACACATGGTTTGTGATCGATTTGGTTTGCGTCATTGCGCATGAATGACCCTGGATTAACTAGTAGTCGTCCTTTTTCTTCTCGAACAAAAGTCTGATGGTTATCTCCGGTTATAATGAGATCAAAGTCTGGCAGCAGGGCCATTACTTCTTTGGCTGAATAGCCTCCACATCCTGGGAATGGTTCAAACTCTTCGTAGATCATTGCGTGAATAAGAGCAATATTGAAATATCCTTTTGAAGTTGTTTCACCATTTTCAATCGACACTCCCCAACCAAATCCGTACAATAGAAAATACGGTGATGCTTTGATATGTAGTAATTCATGAGGGTTTTTACTACAAAGGTTTATTTTATTCGCTCTATCAAGAACTGCCATTGCAGAATTGGAATAGTTCTCAATCGACTTCCCAGGAAGATCGTGATTGCCAGGAACCGTATAGAACGGTTGTGGTAAATTCTCCATTGTCCAGCCAAGAAGTTCATGACTTGGATTTGTCTTATATCGTTTATCAAAGAGATCCCCACCGTCAAGGATAGGGCAAAATCCATGCTTCTCCTGGAGTTCCCGCAGCCATTTCATCTTCCTAGCCTGAGCAGCCCAGTGATCATCAGTTCGGCAGACTGGTTGAAATGCCCGTATTTCAATGTCGGCAGTTAGGATGGCATCTGCTTTCTGGAAAATTTTTGATCGTCTCATAATTTCAGCCATTGTTTAAGATAATTACCAGCAGAACTATTATTGTTGCAATTTGGCTAATCTAAACATTGTTCTGCATAAAATCTAACAGCAACAGCTTCTATAAAATCGGAATAACAACCTAAATACTTTGGTTTTTTATTAATTGTTATTTGTGTTATCATATTGTACTCAATGGTTGGCCACAATTTTCACATACATTTGGTATTTTGGCCTGGAGTTCTTTCAACTCTTTTTCCAGGTCAACTATGTTTTGATCTATTATACGGAGATTTTTCACTATCATCTTGAGATTTTTTACTCTAGCCCAAATTTTATCAGCTTCATCTTGTTTTTCTTCAATAAATTGGAATCGGCTTTCAATTCCAACAAAGCTTTCCTTCTCTTCCTTCTCTTTTATTGCTTTTACTGATCTGCTTAACTTCTCTAACTTCAGAATTCGATTTCTTGCCATCGAAATGGCTGTTGTTTTAACGATTAATTCTTCAAGAATAGGAAGAGATGGGAGGAGACTTTCTTTCGATGTAATGGTCGTTTCTAACGTTTTTAACTCATCTCCTAATCTTTGAAGTTTACCTCTTTTTATAGCAGATGTTTGACGACGATTTTGCATTACATCAATCAACTTTACATCTTCTTCCATTTTCTCGATAGGTGCAAAGGCATTAAGTTCTTTTTCTTTTTCATCTCTAGTCGCTTTTTCTACTTTCCATGCTCTATCAAGCCGTGCAACATCTTCTTTGGCATTAGATAAAGTCGTTTCAATTTCATCCAGCCCGGCAATCCTATTTAAAATTCTCCCTCGTTCTCCGGAAGTTTCAAACATGAGAAAGGCCCTCTCAACCTGAGTCTGGAGATTGACATCATCCAAGTCAAGAAGTTTGGCTATGTGTTCTGGAACGGAAGTTCCGGCATTGATTGGTTTGTCGTTGTTGAGAATATAACTGTTTTCAGATTTTCCCCGAATTCTTTGAACAACTAAATCATTAGAAAACGTACCTGTGACAGTTGTAGTCCCATCCCAGTACAATGGGCGCATCCATTCTCCGCCAGGATTGTTTTGAACCAGCCACTTATATGCTCGAAAAGATCCTGATTTACCTTTGTCCGATTCACCGATAAAGACATTCAGACCTGGAGAAAACTTGAATAAGGTATCTTTATGGCTTTCAAGATTTTGTATTTGAAGACTTTCAATCATTGCGTCTACTCAATATATCTAAAATCCAAAAGATTATAATTATTCCAGCACCAACCAACATGCCAAAATGATAATCGCTCATACTAAGTCCTTTATAATTGCTAACCATTCAGGAATAACAATTGTGAATAAGCCTTCGATAGCAGAAGTGTTTGGTCCATCTTCGAGTTGTGAATTTGGTATCCAGACTTCTATATCAGCGTACTTTATTAGTAATGCTTTTGTTGTTTCTGCGATAACTTCTACATCCATTTCAACGAGATTTCCATCTGTACTTTTTAATATTTTCATAGTTGGGACCGCCTGGCCCATTCTGCCATTAAAATTCCATCTGCATCGTTTTTGCAAACAACTGAAGGGAATAATCTTTTGCCGATTTGTAGACTTGCAGTCTTCAGTTCATCACTACCTTTAATACCTTTTGGTAACATCACTCTTTGCCATTGTCCACTGTCAATATATTGAAAAGGAATTTTTAATTTGTTTATAATTATCTCTACAACTTCCAGTGCTCGAATAGCTGATAAAGAAGCCTGAAATCTTCCTGGATTTACCATTGGCCTTTCTACAACTAAAAATGTTTGTGAACTCATTAAAATAATTCCTTCCAATAATGCCATCATCTCCCATATATGAACTTTTGTCACATTCTTTTTAGTCTTAGTATAATTTTGTTGTGAGATGATTGGAGTTTTGAGTTGGCCATATATATTCATTCCGTTAGAATCAATTCCACTCCAACCAATACTTCCACTGACTCCGTTATCAATTCCAATGTAAATTTTATTCGCTATATTTGCTTGTATTGTTGTTCTTTTCATAATAATTTAATATCCACCATAATCGGTATCAATGTCAACACCACATTTCACCATTTTCGGGGAAGTCAAATTCACATTCTCCAGTTGAAGCAAAGATATTGACCCTCTTATTTAATTATGTTCTACAAAGCACCAATCAGAAAAAATTCTGTCCTCTGATATTTCTTCCCCCTTCTCCATAGCGTTTGATCCACTCCAGGCTTCCAGCGCTGTCATTAACATAGGCCGTTTCCAAATTGGATTCCAAATCAACACCCACTTAGTTTTGTCCATAGGAGGTTTTCTGACTCTTAACGATATCCAAATCTTTGACCAGAATTCTGAACGATTCAAAACTCAATACCTCGACTTCCGATTCAACAACAAACTTTCTTCTCGCTTATTCCAGACAGACTGAACAATCCTTCGCAACTTCCTTTCATATCCCATTTCTTCAATTTTCCGGATGAGCTTGTCCTTCCCATTTTCTTTCAAATTCAGATCTTCAGCAGTTATCCATGCGCCGGACTTCCAGTGACCTTGATCGATAAGAAAACTGACTTGACTTCCGATATCATCAATTCCCATATCATAATAAATGTCAAATTCAATATCTCGAAGTTTTCCAGTTATAGAATTTTTATCCATTCGAACCTGGCTGACTACTCCAATTTTGCAACCTTGTTCTTTATGAAAACCTTTTTTGGAAAGATATGGGCGAACATGACTGTAATAATAAGGAGCCTCACCGCCAGAAGTTGTCCAAGGACTTTGTCCAAATACCGGATTTATCCTTTGTCGTAATTGCTGAGTCAAAATGAATAGTGAATTAGTATCGGCCACAACATCATTAATCATCCTCATGATCTGACCGAGAACTTTTGCTTTTTCGGCGTTGAAACTTCCTGCAATCTTATTTGCGGCATCAGCAGATTTTGCGCTTGCAATCGCCCTTCTCATTTCTTTTTCAAGTTCTTCATCGGAAGAAAAGGAATCAAGACTGTCAGCAATATAAATAAACTTCTTTCCGACTTTCTTCAACATCATCATTCTGTTGCGAAGATCCTGAATGGTGACCGAGATACCGGATTCATCTGCTTTATCTTTCAAATCCTTATACATCATCCCAGAAGGGGTTTGAAGGCGATCAATCAAAGGGGGAAACAGCTTACCCATATTGAAGTCACAACGCCTTTCAACATCATCATAAATAAGTTCATATTCATCAAATCGGCTATCAAGAGCAGCTTCACAAAATGTAGAAAGCACAAGAACTGTTTTTCCTGCCGCTGATTGTCCTGGAAGAGTGTTTATCCGGCCCAGTGGCCAACCCCCGCGTATACTGTCAGAGAATGCCAAATTTAACATCACTGATCCGGTAGAAAGAAAGCCTTCAGATATTGGTTGAATCCTTTCCTTTCTCCGTTCTTGTCTGGACTTCATCTGTTGATCCAGATTGTTCGCAGACGATCGATCCTGGTGGGTGGATATAGTCTGATTCGGCGACGAAGCAACATCATGTTTTGATTGGTTGTTGCTTGGTATCGATGTTCGTCGTTTCGGTCCTCTGGATCTTTCCGCCATTTATATACCTCAAGAATTTTTCTGGAAACAAATACCATTTACCACCTTTTTCGCCAAGTTGAAAACCAATTCCATGTCTTTTTATCCACTTAACTAAAGTTGGCTTACTGACTTCAATCCCTTGCTTTGCAGCTTCTTCAGAAGCTTTTAACAAGGTCCAATATTGCTTTTTCTTTGGCATGTTTATTTCTCATTTTCTAATTTTTCAATAAGTTCCTTCAAATGTTTTAAATCGTATTCTCGTTTTCTGATTGCTTCTTTTGCGGAAATAATTGCTGAACTCCATAAACTTTTTAAAACAAATTCACGAAGCAAGCCATCATGAAGTCTATGACAGTTAAGAAAATCAAGATATTTTGGTTTACTCAAATTCATAATTTCTCCTTTTTTTACTACTAAAGCCCCATCCTTTTTACAGGTATGGGGCTAGTTGTTCAACAGTAGGTCTTCTATCGGGCAACTATGGCCATCGAAGACATCCCATAATTGGGATTCAGTTTTATTCGGCAACCAGGCTATGGGTCAGAGCCACGCAGTATCGCCGTTGAATTTTGAAGATCAACCTTTATTCCTCCTTTTAGAATGGAACATCCTCGCCTGTTCCTGAGTATTCTATTTTTTTTTACGGCCAGCAGTTTTCAGTTCATCCTGGCGATCTTTACAATCATCCCACTTGGGGCAATCCGGATCAGCAGCATAACATTCCTCATTGTCGCAGTCAGTTCCAAAGGTCAGACCTTGAGGACATTCGTTGTCATCCTCAGGTTCTGGCTCAGGTTCTTTTTCACGAGACCTCCTGGATGCCCTTTCCTGCTTTTTCTCCGGTTCGGGGTCCGGTTCATTTCTGGATGATCGTCTGGTTGACGGTTTCTCAGGTTCTGACTCTTTTTCAGTTCGCCGTGAGGTTCTGGATGACTTTTCTTCCTTTTTCGACTCCTGATTTTCTTCCTCTGCTTCTTGTCCATCCAGTTCCAGAAACTTGGAGTTCATCTCATCATAAGAAAGGATACGCAAACAGGAGTCAAGATCAACGGCCTCTGTAATCAAATCGTCTGAAAGATCATCCCGTTCTTCAAAGTCGATACGGGCAATCTCTGGGAATTTGTGACCCTGGAAAGATCCTTGATCAAACCGGGCACAGACCATTAGGCCATCCTGAACATCACCGTAAAATTTGCCGTCAAACTTCTTCTCGCTCTGGGCTGCATCTTCATCATCAAGCATGAAGCCAAACACGTGAGGAGACATCTCAAACAACTGAATCCCCTTATCTTCGTCGTCATGATCCAGGATGTTGAAAATTTGCCGCTGTTTAGGTTTCAGTGAATCAGCCAACTCAGGATCGCTGCCATTTTTCATTAAGGCTTCCCGGTACTTACAAATTGGGCACTTGTTTTCATCACTCTGTAAGGTTTTGGCCAAGCAAATAAATCGCTTGTTATCTTCCCCAGCACCGACTTTATGAACCCAATATGTGCATTCGTGCCACAGCTCACCAACCGTCTGATAAGGGTGGTTTTCAATTGAAACAACATACGGAATTATGGAAAAGTTGTTTTCTCCTTTTGTTCCTTTTCCTGTTTTAGGCTTCCAGAACTCGATGTCCTGCGGAAGATCTTTTAAGGTATCGAGTCCTCCACTGGCCCTTTCCTTGCTACTTGCTGCTTCGCGAGCTTTATCCCTGATAGATTGCCGCTTAGTTATTTTTCCTCTGTTTCGATCTGGTCTTGCCATTTTGTTTTGTGATTCCTCCTCTATTAATTTATTAAATTATTCCCTACTTCTCCTACTAAGTCGTTCACTTGCTCTGTTCCTGACTTTGTCTGTTTGGCCTTCTCGCTTTGCTGCTTCACTTGGCAAGTCCCTTGGTTCGGATGGCCGGGCAAAGTAATCTGCTAGTGCTAATCTTGTCAAGTTCTCCAACATGTCTTTTCGTTGCCTCATTGAGAAGCAGGCAGCAGAGGCCAGGTTCATTTGGTATTCTGCCTCAGTCAATTCCATTTTTGCTTCCTGATGGTCGGGATGATTCCGATAGTATGCTTCAACAGCTTGGGCATTCTTGAGTGACTTGTCATCAGCTACTTGTAGGATCAACCTCGCTCTGGTGGTCTTTACATTTTCCCAGGCCAGTTGATGGTTGCGTTTTGCTTCTGCTTCCGCCTTGCTGTATTGGTAAAACAGACTGGCCTGCCGTAAGCACTCCACATCCAGGGCATTGGGATCAATCTCAACATCTTGTTCATAGTTCAGTTCTTTTTCCATATTTCAACCTTTTTAATTTTTAATTTAAAGGGAACAGGTGGGAGTTGAACCCACAAAGAAGAGCGTTTCAATCATATTTCAGATTATGAGCAAGGTTTCTCTTCTAGCCCAATATTAACATTTACCAAGAGACAACTTTCGAATCAGAACCATTCTGAAATCGGGCAAGACAAAGTCTGTCTCATTCTGTTACTGTTCCCATATAAATTTATTCAGCCTCCAGTGCTTCATAGCAAGCCAGTCTTAACATTGATTTTCCAGCACTATAAAAAGGCTTTCGAAAAGCATCCATCACAAGATATGCAACAGGGTGATCTTCTTCCCGATTTCCTATTAATACCTTTCCAGCATAATCTAAAACCAATTGCCGAACGCCTTCTGGTTCTTCGTTTTCTAATCCGGCAAGAATTCCAGAAACAAATTTCCAACTTTTCTTCTGGATTAATGCTCTACACAATTCAATCGCATCAAGTTCTTTGCTTACACTTTGCTTTGCAGCCCTGAGCATTTGCCTCTCAGGAAGGCCAATTACTTTCTCCAAAATTGTCAGTGCTTCCCTGGGGTGGCCCTGGCTGTCCTTGACTATCTGAATCAGAACTTCAATTGGAACTTGATCTGCTACAGTTCCTAAAAATGCAATCATCTGCTTGTCAGTTAAAGTACAAACTTCATGTTTATTGCAACGGCTTCTAATCGTTTTTAAAATGTTTTGCGGATCAGTAGAACAGATAAAAAAATAAACATGTGAAGGCGGTTCTTCAAGAACTTTTAAAAGAGCATTTTGAGGCTTATTCTTTGGGCTGTCTCCACCTTCACCGAATAAATGAAATTCATCAAGTATCCAACCTTTATTCCCACCATGCAAAGAAGACAATTGACTATTTCGAATTATATAACGAGCATCTTCAATTGTCCGTTTATCTGAGCAGTTTATTTCCTTGAGATTAAACTCAGTACAACCGACCATGTTTGCTGCTATTCTTGCCAAGGTAGTTTTACCGCAACCCGCTGGACCTGTGAAAAGGTATGTATGAGGACGATTCTTGCTATTTAACACCTTCCTGAGACTTTCAACCGTTGTTCGATTTCCGGCAAAGTCTTCCAAGGTCTGCGGCCTATAATCTGTGTGGAGTGGCATCTGATTCCCTTTATAATTAATTTGACCTTGACCCTGACCCTGACTCTGACCTTGACCCTGACCTTGACCCTGACCCTGACCTTGACTTTGACCTTGACCTTGACCTTGACCCTGACCTTGACCCTGACCT